TTAGCTGTTCTTGAATTTCACGTGCTTCTCTTTCATCCCGTTCTTCCTGTGTCTCTATGTTATCTACTTCAATATTATTTATAGGTTCTGTAGTCATTGCCTGTTCAAAAGGACTCGCACCAGGATCTCCAGCTCCCGTATTTATATCCGAGCCTAGAAGAGCCTTCATAGCAGCCTCATTGTTCCTAGCCTGTTCGTTCCTAGCCTGTTCCTCTTCCCACGCGGTGTAAGGATCATCATCTCGCTGTTGATCTATCGGGATATTGAATAACTGATTTGTGGTAGGAGTAACCTCCTGCTCGAGTTTGACACCTGTAGACCTCTGATTGAATATATCCCTTTGCTGTTTCTCTTGAGACAAACCTTGTATATCCGCAAGGTAGCCCCAGTCACCTGCCGCAAGAGCCCTTTGAAGCTCGCTCTTCTCAATATCGCCCGGATCTATTCCCCATGCAGAGTTAAGACTATTCCAAGCGTCCAAGACCCAAGGTGACGGTGCGGCAACTCGTCTTCCTGGCTGACCTGGAGGAGGTAGATCAGGCTCTAACTCTCCGCGCAATATAGATGATATGGTCATTAAATCACCAGGAGATCGAGCAAATTCCATAGCAAGTCTAAATCGTTCTTCTGCTGATGGTCTATCCCGGAAATCACTGAGAGCCAGTGCCTTCCCACCATCCCCAGCTACTAACGCACGATTAATTTGCTCATCAATAGTAGGGGGATCTACCGGCTGAAGATTGCCGGCATTGTCCTTCATATAAGCATTGCCCCAATTATCTAGAAACCAGTTTGATCCAGCAGGAGTAATTATTTCATGGTCATTAGGCCCAGTCCTGATCATAAACCGGCCATCACCTAGTCCAAAAGGCCGGAACATATCCATCTGGCTTCGTTCTTCTACCTGTTCTACCAGTTCCAAGCGACCATCAGCAGTTGCTATAGCGTCATAGCCTGGAACAATATTATTTAATACTTGTCCAGCACGTGTTTCTGGTGTAAATCCAGGTATCGGGAAGAGCTCCCATTTCCCTAAACTGGTCTCCATAGCATTATAGCCAGGGACTATATTACGAATTAATACATTAATGCCCTCTTTATCTGTAGCAACAGAGGGAGTGCCCCAAGGAGTAACAGGAAGTCCACCACTACGAAATTGTGGCTGATCACCCCTTTGCTGGACCTCCTGATCATACCTAGGTATGTTTTCCCTAACTTGAGGATCAATATTATCCCCATATCCCTTAGTATCGAAAATATCTACCATATGCCGCAGCATAGGTGATTCAGGTTTTATATAATATGACTTTCCATCTGTCCCTACATACTCATGTAATAAAATATTTCCATTTTCATCTGTGATTGGTTTTGCTAGGGATGGTCCATCGGGTAATTCTTCGGGCTTAGATCCCACATATGCTTTGCCCCTAAACAAAAGAATATTTTCACCATCAGGCCCCAAAAAAGAGACTGACTGATCTGCAAGTAACTTGTGATGCTCTACTATGGCGTTTATAAGAGCATTAAGAGCTCCAGAGTCAAGTACTTTTTCTATTCTTGGCTTGCCATCGTCGTCTAGGAGAACTACATTTATGCCAGTACCTTTTGGGTCGGGTCCTACTATGGGTTCATCTCTATATAAGTCATCTATTTCAAGGTCGGGGATAAGATAAAAATAATCTGTTAGGTTGCCCGAATATTCTGTAATGGGCATTATTCCAGACGAAAAATTTCTATGAGCGTATTGATTGAATTGATCTAAATTCATACTTCGTCTAGGATATCCTTCCTCATAATCTACATACTCTTCGCTCCCGCCTCCTCCTGCCAAGTCATCTTCTATAGGATCGAACATCGTCCTTGATGCTTCGCTAAGAACGCTTCCATATGGATCCAATATTTCAAACCTATAATCTAAAACACTTGAACCTATAATATTCTCAATATCCGTAACAGCTAATCCTGCTGCGATTATCTTTAAATGCTCTTGCTGTTGTTGAATAGTCCAACCACCAGACAAATTTTCAGAAGGTATATATCTATTAAAATCTACCCAATTTTTCCCATTCCAAATTTTCCAACTTTCCCCCCCGGGCAATGTCGGTATTTTACGGATATTACCTTTTTTTAGTACTTCAGCCATCGAACTCACTCCTACCTCGGGCCATATCCAATAACTTCTGCTGACCATTGGAATCCAGGAACATCTGACGTTGGAACTCGGACATATTCTCGAACTCTTTCCGGGCCTCACTAAGTCCCATACGCTCGGTCATTAATGGGACCGGATCAGCCTCGTTGGCCCTGTCTTTAGCTATAGCCACTTCTTCGGTAATCCGAAGTACCGCGTCCGTAAACTCTGATCTTTTTACTCTTGCCATTACCCCGCCAAATTCTGGCCCACCCGACTAGGTCGGGGGACTCCTGGACTAAGACCTTGCCTTATCTGCCTCAGACCACCCGCAGGGCCTGGCGGGGTGCCCATAGTCTGCTGTAGTGGCATACCATCAGGGCCAAGAACAGGGGGCTCACCACCGCCACCACCGCCACCATTCATGCCTGGGGGGAAAGACCCAGGCATACCTGGCGGCATACCACCACCACCACCCATAGATGGAGGAGCCCCCTGTTGGCCTTCTTCTTGGGTTGCTCTCTGCCTCTCGATGAGGTCAAGCAACCCTGCTTCTTTCATAACTTCGCCAGCAAGTATCTTCTGTACCTCCGGGTCGGTACGGATTAGGTCTTCCAGAAGGCGCCTACGTTCTCCGGTCGCATCTTCGAGCCTTGCATCGGCTGCCCAGTAGGTCTCCTTGGACTTGAGCCCTTGTTGTACTTCCCGCATACCAAGTTCCCGGCTCTGCATCTGGAGGACAGGGTCTACCAACTCGAAACTGACCTTACATGCATAATCATGCTGGATATCGGATGGAGTTATCTGGTGCCCCTGGACCGTGAGGCTCATACCTATCACATCTATCCATTGGAGGATATGAGAGGCACTCTTTGTTGCGAGGTGTTCCAACTGCCTAGAAGGGGCTACGAATTTTCGGCCGGCAGCGGTACTCAAGATCGCTTGTTGCCCGACTGTCGAAACACCCTGCTCCCTGACACCAGCCAGCGCCCTGGCGAATGTCCCCTGCTCGATATCCCGGTCTAGCCATTCCTCAGTAGCAAATAGCCATCTAGGAAGTTGAGGGATTTCCATCCGCCATGCATCGCCACGGTTCCCCATCTCTATGATGTCGCCCCGGGCCAGTTGCTCCTGGAGTTCGGCAGCATCCATAGTTGTACCAAGCGGATTGAAGGTGGCATCCAACAGTGCGTTATGTCTACCTGCGACTGCTTGGGCTTGGGCACGGAGACTTGCCATAACCGGTTCTAATATACCTACCGCAAGATACGATGGGTCATCCTCCTCAATAGCAGTAACCTGCTGCCCGAATCCGGCAAAAGCATGACTGAAAGGAACGAATCCCCAAGTATTCTTTTCTACGAATAGCAACTCGGAGTTAGCTACGAGTGCATGCCAGCAGTCCGTCCAGTACTCGTCGGTCATTACCCAAGAGAAAGGGTCTCCCTCCGACTCCCATAGCTTTCCTTCGCCACGCCGGAACTTACCGTTGGTATTGATCCGGCTGCGGGTTATATGTTCAAGGTCGAGTGAACGGCGTCTGCCGTGCTTAACTGCGATACGGGGTTCTTTCTCCGAAGGGTCTAGCAATACCCGGGACGGGTGTGGGGCTCTTACCCGGAATGGCATAAGGGTCTTGGACTTATTGCGTTGCACCCGCTGTCTCTGGGTAAACTCTTCGTCGTCCTCGTTCCGTCCTTTTCTCACATCGTTACGTCTAGACTGCATGATCTTGGTATCTAAAGCGTCTTCAATAACAGCATATCCGTATAACAATAAATGCTTACCGGCCTGCTTCCAAGTGAGGGAAGGTTCCAGGAGGGCTGCCTCATCCATAATAGCTTTAAGGGCTGGTTCTATTCGGTCGGCCTTTCTTTTATCTTCTTCCTCATCGCCAGTAGGAGGTCTGGAGACTATTGGGTCATGAGCTAGTTGATGATCAACGGCATGGTCGATTATGGACCTAGACCGGGCTGGTTTTAGCCATTCAGGGCGGTCAAGTCCTTCGGGCCAGAGGCGGAAAGTTTGCTGATAATAAGTATCCACGGTCTGCCACTTGGCATGAGTACGCGACCAGACCCCTTCAAGGTGTCTGACCATTTGTCGAATAGAATCAACAGTAGGTTTCTCATCTAGGTTCAAGGTCTACCTCACCAGGGCCTGATACCCTTCTTCGTGACCGGCATAAGTCCTGTTATCGGGTTCAAAAAAGTGTCCCGTAGTCTACTTGTACTCTGGGCTTTAGACCTAATTTGGAGGGCTATCCCCACAGCGACGGGATAATCGTCCTTGCTTCCCTGCTGAGCTTCTACCCTTCCACCCTTTTTAGGGTTTTGGATAAGGGAATAGAACTCTGCGAGTCCGGCTTCGTTGGGGATGACTACCAGTCTGGAGTGAACAGCTTCCATAAGCCCGCTATATAGCCGGACCCTAGAATGTTCGTCGGTGTGCCAGCCTGGTTTGCCCTCATCCCGGTAGAAAATCCGGGGATAGCGCATTCTTTGTGCGGTATTGATAGTGGTCTGGCCCCAATCGTTGTCCTCTATAGCCCATAGAGGCTCTTTATACCGTTCGAGAAGTTGTGCAGAAGCCATTGCTAGTTGGTCAGGAGGTATCAAATTATTCACGATATCGGCCACGACGTAGCCGGTCTGAGCATCCATGATAATAGTGACAGCATTATCCCCACCGGTGCCGTGGGCGGTATCGGTTGCTGCGACGTACCGTTTACCGGGAGAAAAGTCCTGGTAAATATTAGCCATAGTGGTCCCATACTGGACTGTTTCGACTGGGGCCCGGAGATCGGAGCGCATAGCGTTTAGTTTTTCGGAAGCGAAGGCAGAAATAGTCCTTGGTGGAGAGAGGGCCTCGTCCTCGGTAGATGGGTATTCCTTCTCGAAAAGGGCAGCATCATGGTACTCGTTTTTACGGTCATCATACCAAGCGTTATCCCGTCCGGGCCTAACGTTCCAGCCGTAGAATACCTTAGAAAAACCGTTATTCGGTGCCTCCCGGTACATTTTCTTGAACAGACTACCGGAACTGGTAGCGTTGGAAGTTGATACCATAATCAACTGTCCACCAGAGTCATCGATAGTTGGTTTTACGGCAGCAAAAGAAGCATCGGCATACTCATGGAAATCGGCCTCATCCATAATAACGAGGGAAGCGGTTATAGACCGGCCGGCCTTTTCGGTAGAGGGTAGAGCGGTAATCGCTGAAGATACAGTTGGGAATGTAAGCTCTTGTCTAGAGTCAATCCCCGTCTCGACCCTGAGTCCAGGTGGGAGCATCTCGTAAATATACTTGCATTTCCAGAGGAGCTTCTTGGCTTCCTCTTCACCCTGAGAGAGGAGAAGGACTACGGCGCCGTGGTGGTACTGGGCCATCCATAGGCTATAAGCAGCGAGGAGCCAACTGGCCCCGGTCTGTCTACTCTTCAACCAGACGAGCAACTTCTTCTCGTCCAGTATCTCGCAGACCTCCATAAGGTGAGACCATGGCTCAAACGGTATATTGCCCCGGCCCGGAGGTGGTTCCAATATCCTGACAAAAGGGAGGAATCGGCCGAAGTAGTTTTGAGCAAGGTGGAGTTCAGCGGAGTCTGCTAACTCGTTAAGTAACTGTCGTTCGCTATCCTGTACCGTTGCCATGTGCTCCTCCCACACTCAACCCACGCATAGCAGTAGCATAGCCAGAAGTAAAGACCCGGACCATAGCGGCCGCCAAGTCTTGCGTCTCTTCATGGTCGAACTGGCCTTCCAACTCTTGAGTCGCGGAATTCATTAGAAACATAACAAAACTACGGCCAAGCCAGTCACCGACCGTGCCGGCCTCAGTCCCATCTGGTAGATCTACGGTATCGCTAAGAAGCTCTTCAATTAGCTGGGACAATCCTGGATTCGCCCTCGACGGTATGCTCCTCGTCACTGAGGAGTTTCTTCCTGAGATCTACCAATTCCATAAGTTCCTGGTCGGAGAAAGACCCTAGTTCTCGAGTAAGACTCACCTGGCCTTCCACTTCCACCTGCTGGACCGGTTTACCAAACCCCCGCTCCAGCAATATCTCCATAGCCTTGATTCTGTCCCTGACCCTTACCTGGCGGTCCTGAGCAATGTGCCACAACTCGTTGACAATCTTGCGGCCGTCCATAGTCTGGTTCGCAATGAAGGTCTGGATCACTCTGGACTTGGGAACTGATCCTTTGGGGTTCCCACTCTGCCCCTTCTTCCAGCGTGTGGCTTCCCCAGCCGCTTTGAACACCTGGAATGTAGTCTCGTTACTCGTCACAGAACCCTCACGTTGCCCCAAAAGACAATATGTACCATCATTGTCTCCAAAACCTACCACATCTGGCCCAGAAAATCAAAAAACCTACCAAGCCTCTCCAGCCGTCTAAAGAATGTAGGACAGACCACGAGAGGTGTTTCAGCAGACTGCGTAAAAAGCGTAAAAAGCGTAAAAAGGGTGTACGATAGCCCAAAAATAGATTGATTAAGCAGCGGGACACCGGGACAGTTGTCTCGAGACAGTCCCGAAAGTGTCCCGATGCCTATATATTATTAATATATATA